TCTTTAGCAGTTCAGGATTTTCGTAGATATTTCCGATTACTTTTATAACAGAAAAATGGTTATGGGATAACAAAACATTTCCAGCATAAAAAGCCCCTTCTCTAAATTCAACCACCGCTTTGTTATTCGGGAAATTTTGGTGAACCATTATATCCCCTTCATAAATATCTCTGCCGTTCTTGTCTTTTAGTCCGGTGTATTGTCTTATTGTTTCGGGGTCAATCTCGGTAAAACTTTCGTCAGCCAAAAACTCTTTCCCAAAAATGCACCCCTCATCTCGTATGTCAGCGTAACAATCAACAATAAAAGCCCTTCCATCAGCCCGAAATAAATCCCCATAAGCCCATCTATCAGACCCTTTTATTCTACCGCCAAATCGGACCTCTCTCATTCTCCCACTCCTTTCATTTGTTTAAACCTCACTTATTACTTTCTTCTTCCTCCTCCTCCTTTAGTTTTTCAAAAGCGATTTGGACTTCCCTGAAAGCCTTAGCCAATTCCTTAATCAAAAGCAACTTGTCTATCCCTTGCATATACAAAGTAGGGTGAAATAAAGGAGCAACTGCTTCGGTATAGTCAATCCTGTTAATAAATTCTTTTAAGTCCAGCTCATCAACCAGCCACGCCAAAGAAACTATTTGGTCCTGGGTCTCTTTATACTGCTCCCCCGTCATCTTTTTCTCTTTCTTTGCCATTAAAACCACTCTCCTTCCACCTCATCAACCGCCTTTAACAACTTCTTTTCTCTTTCGGTTAACTCTCTTTCCCAGTGTTCCTTGCAATTTTCGTACTCCCTGCAGTTATCAAGAAAACCAAAACTTTTGGGACAAATGGTAACCAACATAACCTTTAGAATTTCATCCCACTTACCCTCTTTAATTTCCACAATTACTTTGTCAATCAGCTTCATTCTCCCACTCCACACTCAACCTCCTTTTCCTTGCATAATTTCATAAGTTTTGCATATTCATTCTGAACGTCATCGCTCCAGTCGGGTATGTCAAACTCTCCCCAGCTCCATCTCAGGGTGTCTATTTCTTCCTTGTGGGATTTGTATAGTTTTAATGCCTGGGCTATTATTCTTTTTGTTATTTTCTCCTTTTTCTGCCTTCGCCAGAGCACGTAAAAATACTCCACAACCATTACCAGGGACACTCCAAAAAAGCTCCCCATCAAAAAAAACAGTAATAAAAACTTAGACTCTTCCACCCTTCAACCACTCCTCTTTTCAGGTTTTTGTTACGCTCAATGAACAAAATATAACAAGTTATACTAAAAAGCAAGTCTTTTCTCAATTTGAGAAAAAGTTTTTTATTTCCTAAAAAAAATCGCATTTTAAGAAAAAAATCTTGACCCCTTGCAGGTATCTATGATATTAGAGTAGAAAAGACCCGAAATAAGGAGACTGCCCCTCCTGAAGTTCCACTTCCCAGGTGCGGGGGCTTGCCCGGGCCCCCGTTTCACCCAAAAGGAGCGTTTAAAATGAGCGAACAGCTACCTACTACCCAGCAGGCTATTAAACGCTTTGAAGCATTGGATACGCAAACTAAGGCAGACAAGATACGTCAGAATATGGAGTATTTCAATGACGAGCGAATTACAGAAACCCAAAGACTCTATTTGGCCGCCTTTGCAGAGGTAGGGAATAAAACCTACGCCGCAAGGGTTGCTGGTGTCTCCCCAGGCACTCCTAAGGGCTGGAGAAAACCCTCAAAAAACGAAGAAGCTAAGGAAAGAGCTGCCGCTTTTGTTGACCTGGAAGGTATAGCCAACGATATGTATAAGGATAAGTTGGTTATGGAGATAGATAGACGGGCGGTTGAAGGATATGATGACCCAATTTTTTATCAGGGAGAACAAGTGGGGAGACGCAAAATATATTCGGATAACTTACTTATGTTCCGAACTAAGGCTATTGCCCCAGAATATAGAGAGGTACAAGAACACCGTCATAAACTGTCCGGCTCGGTTGATTTTGTCAACCGGATTGCCGGACTTTCTGATGATGACCTTAGAGCTTTAGCCCAGGCCCCGATTAAGGAAATAAAAGATGAGGACGGGGTTATTGATGTCTAACATTACCGATAAGGACCAATTAGAGGCACTTGCCGCAAGAGCGGAAGTTACCTGGAGAGACTGCAAGGAAGATATTTCATTCTATATCAATAACTACGTATGGATTGAGGACCCCGATACCGAAGGAGCTAAGACACAGTTTCACCTTTGGCCGATGCAGGAAAAGGCCTTGAAGGTTATGGAAGAAAATCGCCTTTCAATCATTCTTAAAGCCAGGCAGCTGGGATTAACCTGGTTAGCCTTAGCCTTAATATCACACCAAATGCTTTTCAAGCCAGGTTTTACCGCTAACGCAATTTCAAGAAGGGAAGATGATGCAAAGGAGCTAGTCAGAAGGTTACGCTTTATATTTGAATGTATGCCTACCTGGTTTATACAGGAAAAAAGACACGCCGCCCCAGGCTGGAATGGCCCGGTTTGGACCGGGGGAACCGAACAGGTCAATGTTGTCCACCATTCCGGGGAGCACACCCGCTTCAAATCCTTTCCCGCTTCCCCAGAGTCCGGCCGTTCTTTTACCGCTTCGTTGGTATTGCTTGATGAATGGGCCTTTCACCAGTTTGCCAGGCAAATATGGACTGCTGCTTATCCCACAATCAACCGCCCTACTGGGGGAAAAGTTATTGGAATATCTACCGGGAAAAGAAACACACTTTTTGAGCAAAAATGGGAAGAGGCTATGCAGGGAACCTCTAAATTTCAACCGATTTTCCTTCCCTGGACTGCCGACCCACGAAGAGACCAGGATTGGTATGCCGATGCAAAGGTGGAATTAGGGCAGGCAGTACACGCCGAGTATCCCGCTACTCCAGAAGAGGCCTTTACTGTCGGGGAAGGAGCTATGTTTGAACAATGGAACCCCGATGTTCACGTCCCCTTTCCCGCCGATTGGTACCCGCCGATTACCTGGAGAATTGTAAGGGCCTATGATGGCGGGTATAGAAGGGCCTGCTGTAAATGGTATGCTATTTCTCCTGACGGGTGGGCTGTATGTTACCGGGAATATTATCCTAAAAATAAATCCGACCCGGAGCAAGCCGAGGATATTCGTGCCCTCTCCAAAGACCCTGATGGAGCCCCCGAGGATATTGCCTATACCGTAGCCGACACCTCCTGCTGGAGCCCAGGTCAAGAAACCGGAAGAACCACTGCACAGATTTTTGCCGAGCACGGTGTTCCGATGATACAGGCAAAAAAAGACAGGGAAAACGGCTGGAGAAGGCTACACCAACACTTAACCCCGTATGAAGATGAACACGGAAACTTGATTGCAAGATTGCGGTTCACCAAAGCCTGTAAAAACAGTATCAGAACCTACCCAGTTATTGAAGCCCACGAACAAAACCCGGAAGATATTGCAATAGACCAGGAGGACCACCCACAGGATACCGACCGTTACTACGCTATGTCGAGACCTGGAACCGATATGCTTTCAGAAGAAATGAGAGCAAGAAGGAGGGAACAAAGGAAAAAGAAAGTTGTCCCGCTGTATAGAGCTACAGGTTATTAGGAGGTGAAATTGTTATGATGCCGATGCCACAGAGACCGATGCCAGGAATGGCAGGGCCCCCTCAGCCGGGACCCGGAATGGGAGGACCCGCTCCAGCAGGACCTATGCCCGGCCCGATGGCAGGAGGTCCCCCCCCAGGTCCACCCCCGGGAGCAGGACCCGAACCCGTTGCCCCAGAACCGCACACCCCGTTTTCCGATATGCCGCGGCACGAATTGGAGTTGCTTGCCCTGGAGCTAGTTGACCGGGTGGAAGAACTGGAATTAATGCTTGAAGAGGTGGAAGAGCCTATAGAGGAAGGACCTCCGCTTGAAGAACCTCCCGCTGCCGGACCAGAATTAGGTGTTTAGGGGGATACCCTGATGGAATTTTTAGTATCGCCAGAACAAAGAGAGCAAAAAAAATTAACCGCCGACTGCCTGGAGCTATTCAAATACGCCAAAGATTACCGAGACCAGTGGGATACTAAGGCGATTGAATGGTATAAGCTATTCAGGGGTAAAAAACCCGAAGTAAACGAGGAAGAAGGTAGGGCCAACCTGCATATTCCCAAAACTTACGAGGCAATAGACACTATCAGGTCCCGCCTTGTCAAAGCCTTCTTCGGGGCCCGCCCTTACATAGACTTTATGCCGCTACCTATTTACGGCTCCAGAGACCAAATGGAGAAGGCCGAGAAAAGGGCTGAGGTTTCAAGTGCCCTTGTGGACGAGCAATTAGCTAAAAACAATATCGTCTCAATCTATTACGACTACACCACGGGCTATTTAGTATTCCCGGCCGGGATAATGAGTGTAGGTTGGAGATACGAAAAGAAGCTGATGCGTAAACCTATTCCGGTCCCGACTATTGTTCAAACTCCCCAGGGGCCAATGGTGCAGATACAAAACCAACACCAGGAAAGCATAAACACCGTTTGGGACGATAACGAGATTAATAACGTGGACTTTTTTGACTTTTGGGTTGACCCCAGGGGAACAAACCTGGATACCGCAAGATTTGTGTTTCACCGGGAATGGCTGACCGAGCAGCAGCTAATTCATCGCCTTAGGTGGTTAAGTCAATTACCCGAGGGGAAAATATTTGAACCGGACTTTAAAAAGTTAAGAAATGCAGGGTCCGCTTTAAGACAGGGCTCCTGGGAAAGACAGTCCGAGGTAGGGATACACCCCGAAGAAAGAGATATTATGGGGCGTAAACGGGAAGATGACGATACAAGCAAGACTCTTTACGAAGTTTTGAATTATTGGGAGGACGACCGGAGACAGCTGCTTGTTAATAGAGCCGAAGTCCTCTGGGACGGGCCTTCACCTTACTGGAGGCATATGAAAAAACCCTTCGTTATGGAGAGTTTTGACCCCATTCCTAACGAGCTTTACGGATTTAGTGCCGTTAGTATCATAGAGGACCTGCAAAAAGAGCTGAACACCCAGCACAACCAACGGTTGGATAACGTCAGCTTTATTCTCAACAAAATGTGGAAAGTTAGAGCAGGTTCTGATGTGGACGAGTCCCAACTGGTTTCCCGGGCAGGTGGAGTGATTTACCTTAACGATATGGGAGACGTGGAAGAATTAAGAACTACCGATGTTGCTTCTTCCGCTTACGCCGAGACCGGGCAAACCGAGCGACAATTAGAAAACTCCTTAGCCGTGCCCCCCGTTATCCGTGGGGTAGAAGGTGGCAAGACCGAGACCGCAACCGAGGCTTCTTTAAAATCCTCCAATGCCTCAATCCGCTATGACGTTAGGATACTGTTATTTGAAAACCAGGGAATGAAGCGGTTGGCACATTTAATGGATATGAATAACCAGCAATTCATTAACCAGTCCAGGGTTATTCGCTGCGGTCCGGAAGAAAGTATGGTTTGGCGACAGATTACACCCGGCAATTTAATCGGCGAATACGATTATCGCCCGGCAGGAACGAGTGTTGACCCGGCAGCTAACAAGGAAATCCGGAGGCAGCAAATGTCTCAAATGTTAGGTTTCTTAATAGAAACTGGCAACCCATACGTGGATATTTACGAACTTACCAAGAGCTGGCTGGAGTCCTTCGATATGAGGAACGTCCAGAAATTCCTTATACCGAGGGAAGTAATAGAGCAACAACAGCAAATGCAGGCGATGGCCGAAATGGCGTTAATGGGGCCCCAAATGGGAGACCCCCACCAGCCTGAAACCCCTCAACAGGGACACCCACGGCAAATAGGCCCTGGAGCTAATGTGGCCCCTGGAGGAAGAGCCCACCCTGCAAGAGTAGTCCCGGGACCCGGAGGTGGCCCCTATGTCTAAAAAAAAGGCGGGTACCCTGAGTACAGAGCAGAAAGACTCAATCATTCTGGAAACGGTCCGCACAGATGGCTGGGGGCTAATCTCCGAAATGGCACAGGCAAGAATTAACGGAATTAAGCAACAGTTGGAAACTAGTCAGTTTAACGATTTGAAGGAAATTAGTTTTTTGCAAGGAGAGTTAAAAGGCTTACAGACGGTCTTGAATTATGGCAACAACAGGCTGGAAAAAATTTTAAGGGAGCGTGTTAAAAAATGACAGAAGGAGTATTCGGCAACAACCCTCCGGACCCTAAAAAACAACAGGGAGCCGGGTACGGGGATAATCCGTTAGGATTGCCGAGAAAAGA